ATATAGTTTATTTATTTTGGAAAAATGTTTATCAAGTTTTTCAATATCTGGATTATCCCATTCTATTTTAACATCACCAGCCATTTAATCCTCCAACATAAGCATCTCTTCATTCATTTCTCTAGTAGGATTCGGTTCATTAAATTCCTGTATATCCTCTTTAGCTACTTTTAGCTCATCTGCTAAGCGAGTTTTATAAAGTTGAGATGCCATTTCTACTTTAGCCTCTGCTTTAGCAAGTTTCTTTTCAAATTCTTTAACCTCTACACGTTTACGATCATGTAAGGATTCACGTTGTGCTGTCTGTAGGTCGCCCTTAAGCTTTTTAATTTCTTGAGCCTGTGCCTGTATTTGACCTTGCATTTGTTTAGCTTGGCCAGACCGTTCCAGTACTCCTTCCATGTCAGCAACATCAGTTTGCTTTAACACTTCTAATTGATCTATCAACCCAGCTTGAAATAATTGCATATAATACTCGAATCGAGCAAACCTATTAGATGGAAGAGTTGATCCAGATAAAACAATAACATCGTATTTACCAATGGTTATATCATTAACCTTACCAATTAGATTCCCCACATCGTCATAGATAGGAGAGTTAATTTCAACTTCAACTGGCTTATTATTTGGTTGCATTAATCTTAATATCTTTTGGTCTGTATAAACAAACTGAGTTAAACCAACAACAACTTTTGCTAATTGATTAATACATTCTTCTACATCATCTCTTTTAGATTTAATACGCCTTTGTCCGTACTCATCTAAAGCAACCGTACCTTTAAATGTTTGTGGTGCAGCTGCCATATCCCCCTGCATCATAGCATAAATACCTAAGATACGTTCAATGTCAGCTTTAGCATCTGCTTCATTTTTATATAATTCATTAGGAAGTGGCACAGGGCCTGCAACAATAGGTTGCCCTAGTTCTGGATCATATTCGATAACAGCCGTTCCTGCTTTTCCCCATTCCGCCTCTAAGTTCGCCTTGTCCATACTTCCACGTGGTATCAATAGCTTTACATTCGTAGAGCTAGATGCATGTGCCACAATTAAAGAACGAATTTTATTAATATACTCTTGCAAGCCCTTAACTAATCTTACATCACTTAGTGGATAAGGATTTCTATTAAATCCGTTCATAAAAGGAACGATAGGGTACTCCTCTATAGGTAGGACTACGCTAAATAATTCTTTATCTCCAACACTTACAATTTGATTTATTTGAGTCATTTCAATATCGTTAACCATAATAGACTCACTCTCAATTAATTCATTCTTGGTCATAAAGTCTAGTGTGGTAGTAGAATTTGGAATAGACCCTTCGTGTTCTTCCCCTGCCATAGGTACAGTCTGTCCAGTCATAGGATCCATCATAAGATGATACTTGTTTCCAAACTGCTGAGCAATTTTCATATAGTTATTCACATTAGAAGAGTCTGTAAAAATCCTTTCTTGTCCATCTGCAAAAACCATTACAGCAGGTTCTGCTTTATACTCTTCGTAATCAGATTCATTTAAAACTTTTTGCTCATTACTGTGTGGATCATAAATTTTATAATATGGACGCTTAATTTTTGTATAGCGTTCAAATAATTCTAATTCCCTTTCCCCTGTAATAGATGTTCCTGTCTGTCTACGCTTTAAAGTAACATCTTCACTTTTTAATCCATAGCGTGATTCTGATGTAACATTAAGATAGCTCGTTTCCTGACATTCCTTTATGTGATCCTCGAACTCTGGATAAAACTCTACAAGAGCAGTTTCTGAAATAATTTTTCCAATAATGATATGTGCTGCATCTCTAGCAAAAGGATCCTTTGTAGATGGATCAATAAAAATTTCTAATGGGTCTATAGATTTAAGCTTGACTTCTCCAGAGCCAAAGTCAGCATCCGGATCTATATAAGCCATCATTACCCCCATCCCTTTTACATAGTAATCGTCAATAGCTTGTTTGAGCTCTACATTCCCATTAGAATTATCCCATATATAGGCCATAATATCTGAAAACATCCGACCAACTTTAGAGTCACTTGTTTCTCTAGCAGTGGACTGGAACTTAGGGGCGTTAGCAGTCAACATAGCTTTTGCTTGTTCAACTGCAGAATAAACAACATTTACAACTAACGGCTCTTGAGATCTAGAACGAAGTGCTTTTACTTGATCATCCGTCCATTGTTTTCCGTTACGAAACTCATTATCCTCAACAGCTTGGGTTGCCCAATTCTGTCTAGCGGATGAGTATTCAGACAATAAATCTTGCGTTAATTGTACTTCTTTAGTTTTTACTGTATCTTTATGCATGTGGATAGGGGTTGTATGCTTAAACGAATGGTTTAGGCAAAAAGTTCCAAATTAAGCTATTTTCCAGCTTACGTCGTCATCTAAGTAAGCATTGTTATTGTTTGTTTGGTTTGGTTTACTTGCTTCATGTACTGGCCCATAGCATTTTTTAGTTGCATAGAATAGACCATCTAATAAATCATCATGCTTACCTCTAGGGTAAAGAAGTAATTCATCTTTTAACTCTTCCATAGACTTTTTTAAATAAACTTTATTCTGAGCAAAGTAAGGCTGCATAGTTTCCAGCCTTGATGATTTAGATGTACGTGGGTTTTCTTTTATCTCCAATCCTGAGATAAATATATTCTCTTCATCGCATCTTTGTTTTAAGTATTCTCTTAACATCTCCTGATACCCAACACTCTCTACTCGTACCTTTACGGGTTTGAAGATTTTAAAATACTCTATGATACTTTCAGCTAATTGCATGGGAGTTGCCCTATTGCGGTAATACTGGAGAATATACCTTTTGTTGTTATCATCTACCGCTACAGGCATAATTACAGAGTAATCTGCTGTCTTACGGACTGAAGATGCAGGATCAACTCCCATAAATACATTCACGGGTTTCTTTTCATCGTCTTTAATGAGGTAATGATACCCGTTACTATCAATTTCTAATTCATAATCATGATACTGAATATACTCTTGTTTAAATAATTGATCTTCATCACCAACTATTTGACACATATACTCACGATAAAAAACAGAGCCCCGTCCAATAGACTCTAGTTCTTCTTTCTTTTGTATTAATTTTTTAATAGGTTGCCAATCTTCCCATAAAGCTTTATTCTTTGAGATGCTGGGACTAAAGTGATGATTAACCCATCCTTTCATTTCTTTTAAAATTTCAACCATACAGCGTTGGTGTTGTGGCGTTCCAATAACAATGATCTTACCCTTCTTTGGATCAAGTGATGGAACAGCACTCTGTAATAGCCAGCGTAGGTTTTGCTCCATAGCTTCTGCTGTTTTGGTATTATTTTCATCTTCAGGGTCATCTACGATAATTAACGTAGGCCGTTGACTGCCAACTTTAATCCCACGTAGCTGCTGCCCTGTACCTTTACAGATAATCATTGAACCATCTTTTAATTCTATTTCGCTTTTAGCCCATTGTCTAGCATTATGTTGCCCCCAGTATCCATAGATCTGCCTAAAGGATTCACTATACTCAATGGTATCTTTAATAGTTCCTAGTAGTTTAATGGCATGGTCTTGGGTTCTAGATACAAGTACAATAAGCTTTGCCCCACTATGGTTCATAATGTGGTAGAGGGGATATACACCACCAACTATAGACGATTTAGCGTGACCACGTGGAGCAATAATATTTATTTGTTTATTGCTATCGTTAATTAGGGTATTAGCAATGGTATAATGAAATTCAGGAGATGGAGCAGAGAACATATTTGGCATAATAACTTTACCAAACATAATCATATTCTTTTTTAGCTTTTCTTTTATATATTTTTTATGATCTGCCACGTTTTCTATGCTTTTGAGGGCATTTCTTTATATTTTTTATTTCATTTTCCATTAGAGAGCCTTTATTGATCCCACAATACAATTTTTTATTATGTGAACCAGCAAAAGGACATATTATTTCCTTTAGTGTACAATATTCAAACACTAATTTAAGGTTTCAGTATAAGACTCGTACATATAGCCTAGTGCTTCAATTTCTCTTAAAGCATCTAGAGCATAGTTTGACATCCACTCAGGATTACCATTCTGAAGTACTGCAAGGACGTGTAATGCACGTACTGCAGCATCTAATTGCTCATCTTTAAGACCAGCATCAGGATTTCCCTGATATTCGATCTCAGCATCATTGTTCTGTTTCATTTTGCTCACTCTTACGCTGTAATATCAGCCTTTTATCTTCCTTGGCAATCGTATCGGCTATCTGTTTAGTCATATCCACCTGTATGGTGTCTGTGATCATCTTAGTATTTGGTTTCATCTCTAGAAGATCCATTAGATAGTCATTTGCCTTTAGGAAGTTGTTGACATCCCCTTTTTCTTCAGCCATTTTTAGAGCTAATACGATATTTTCTACAGCAAACTCTCTGTTGATGCTCTTTTTGGCTAATATTTCTTTTATTTTTTCTTCAGTCATCTTTTTAGCTGTTTTTGTTTTAAGAAATCTTCGTACTGTTGCAGCTGGGACTTCTTGGTCAGGCCTATATATTTGACCAAGAGTCTCAAAATTAACTTTTCCATCATCAAGGAGCATTTGTGCATAGGCGGTAATAGTGTTCTTAGCACGGTTTTTACCATATTCCTCTTTATCCCATGTACGTGAAGGGTTAGTTTTAGTATAGACTCCATATTCGTGGTTTTTCTCAAATAATATTTTTGAAGATCTGTTGCACCAGCCTACGCCACAGATAAGTTTAACAAAGGTTTTAGAATGACCTTTTTTATCTGTATAGTCTTTCTTATCATAACACAAGGCCACGTAGTTATCATCTGTGATAGCATATTCCCCTACCTCAGCTTCTTGCCAATACGTGAACTGAAGTCTCTTTTCCAGAGCTTGCTCTTTTGTAAAAACATCATAATAACTCTCTTTGCCATTTATTTTCCTTGCAATTCTCATTGTTTATAGCTTTTTTTTACTACATTACTATTAGTACTAGTACTATTAAGTAATATTACTACTAAGTAATATACTACTTATACGTATTAGTACTACTTAAACGTATTAGTACTACTAAAACGTATTAGTACTACTTATATGTTTTATTACTAATACGTTTAATCCCTACTCTCATCTTTTTCAGCATAACCTAGCTTCTGTGCTACTATCTTTGATATAATCTCATACTCAGCTTCTAGCTCATCTGCTGTTTTAGTAGATGATTCTGAAAAGTGTTCGTACTCGTCATCTGTCATGGTCGTTTCCTCCCACTTGCCTGTATTCACATTGAATACTTCGTATGTCTTTCTAAGTTTACGCTTCATTAAAGTGTTACTTTAAGTTAATACATCTATATAACTAATAACAAGCTAATTAGTTCCATAGTACTCTACTTCGAAATTATATGTAGAATGGGAGTGAGAGGAACATGTTAGTACTACCCCCCTCTAAAACGGGTTGAAGGGGTTAAATTAGGTTGAGTTGAAACTTTAAGTTACATCGAGACTTAGTTAACCGGACTAAAGCCGTATCTTAGATGGATGTATGTTCTGACATCTCGACTCTCCTCCTGCTTATACCCCTGCTATATTAGCCTATATATATAAATCCCTACTATCCTGCCTGTACGCTTCTCTCCTTTATGTATGGAAATGGTTCACATTCTTTTCAAGATTGATGGTAAATCCATTGAAATCATTCTACTTAAGAAGTCCTGTGTTATGCTCGTAACATACACTATTAAGTCACTCTTATTAGTGGATTAATAAAGCCAAACACTTACCTCGGTCAGTGCGTACGTGAGATAACCAAGTAGGTATATTAATAACACAGGCAAACTTTCACTTAACCTAATAACTATGGAGTTCTTATGTCTAATCGAATTAAAGATAAAATACAAAATGCTGGTTGGCTATTCATCGGTGCTACTGCAATCGGTGCTGGAAAAGTAATCAATCAAGCAAAACATATCAAATCTGAAGTGCAACAGGGTAACCCTCAAGCATTATTCAGACACAAAATAACAGAGTTAAAAACCATGTATAAAAGGAAATCAAGTAATGAAACTAATGAATCAGTTCCTAATCATGCTTCATAACGCTGTAATTATAGCCTTCTGCTCACTTTTAGCCACTTCGGCTATAGTAGGTATGGCTACAGTAATTTGGCTCGTATTTGGAGCGATTTAAATATGAGCCATTTACAGATCATGAAAGTAATATATAGGGTGCATGTTATAATATGCATCATAACTATAGCAGTAATGCTATTTAAACTAATATAGATTTAGGGGATCGGTTTCCTCTATCTCTGGCACAATGCCGTAACCATAATAACAAAGGAGTCAATAATGGCTATAAGTCAAAAACTAAAAGATGCAATCAAAGCAACTGCAGATCGCATAGTAAGTAAATCATTTGTTTGGGTAAACAAAGTAACCATAACAGATAATGATAGAAAATATGAATCAATCTCTGAATCTGAATGGGATAACATCAAATCTGATGCTAGTGATAACGTATTCTATAACATCTGGTTTAAGTGTACAAAAGAATCAGATTTAGAATTAGCAAATGCTGAACTTAATGAAACCATAGGCAAGCTAAGTAAAATGGGCTTGTCATTGTCAGATAAACCAGAACATAGATATAACACTAAAGATGGTTCTGGATTTAGTAAACTAATTGTTGGACGTGATTTAAACAGATCATAACCAACCTAACTAAGACTACAGGGAACTCCTTGTAGTCTTTTTTAAAGGTTGCTACGCACCATTTCTTTTAATGAATGTGTGCTGAAACGCACCCTTATCTTAAAGTACTAACTGAACAAGACTCTGGGATATATATAACAAGTGAATTAACACCAACAGGTTAATCTGTAAAATAGCAAACTAGGTGGAAGACCCATCAGCTATGGCCGAAAAGATATATCCCAAGTTATACAAAAAAGGAATTACAATGAGTAAACAAACAATAAATAACAAGCTAGAAACATTTAAAGTCTATAAAACTGGAGACTATGATAAATTCAAATTTGTAGCATCTAATAGACAAGTATCCCCTGCCCATGTCAGGGAAATCATGAATGAAATTCAACGAATAAATCTAACTTCTGAAAATCCTATAAAAGTTACTCGTTCACACGAGATAATGGAAGGACAACACACTTTTGAAGCGTGTAAAGAGCTAGGAGTTCCTGTGTACTATATGTATACAAAAATGTCTAAAACAGACATTGGACAATTTAATTCTGTACAAAAATCTTGGTCATACAAGAATGTACTGAATCACTTTTGTGTTGAAGGATACCATGATTATAAAATACTAGCAGGGTTTCTTAAAAGACATCCTTATCCAATAACCACACTTATAATACTGTTAACTGGAGAACATACTAAAACAGTAATGAATGAATTTAAGCGTGGGAATTTTAAGGTGTCTCAAAGCATAGAATCTGTAGAAGAATTGTTAAGTAAAATAACTCAATTTAAAGAATATAGCGATAAAATATATCGTCATAGGACTTTTGTACTTAGTTATATTGATACTTTAACACATCCTGATTTTAATCATGATGTATTTGTACATAAGGTTTCCTTAGTACCTTCTAGATTCATTAAACAAGAAACACAAAAAGAATACCTTAGAATGGTCGAAGATATTTATAATTATCGTAATAATAATCCAATACGATTATTCTAAAAGTACTTACAATTTGAGCAATAGGAAATATTTATATAGGTATCTTCTTTCGTAACCGGTTACAGATGGAGATATTTACTTAATAAACTGTTAATGAAAGTAAAGTATGTTTAACAGCATATTCTAATATATTTATTCCTGTTGCTCATAGCAACCACTATAATAGAAACAACCTTGACGTGGTATAGTGGCTTTAAACTAATCGTTTCTAATTGGTAAGTTCGAAGTTCAAGCCAGTTTAAAATGAACTTTAGGTTTTTGTTTGTTTCCCCTCACCTGAAACATTCTATTAATTAAAGGAGAAATAACATGAAAAGGACAAAAGGACAGCAAATGCACCCACTAGGGTTCATAATTTTAATTATGTTATATGGATGTAGTGCTAATACAGCATCACATTCTTTAACAGATAGAGATAATAAAACACATAAATACTATATTGATAACGATACATTTTATATTATAGAACCTAAAAATTATTATTGTGCAGAACATTACAAATGGGAAAAGATCTATTTAATAAGAAGTGTTGATGGTATTAAATATATAGTAAGATAACGCAATTTAAAAAATAATTGACTTGAAAATAGGTAGCAAAAAGAATATATTACGAACAGACAAAAGGAGCAATAACAAACAAGTTATATATTACAATTACTGGCTTCCTTTATTTTTAACTTAATTAAAAGGAGTTAGAAATTATGAAATGCAAATTTCACCCAAATGCGGAAATATACTTTCAAGAAGTAACAAATACCGCAATACACCCATTTTCTGGAAAAGAAAGTCGTATTACTCAAGATGTACCTGTATGCACAGAATGCTTTGAAGAATATACAGAAACTGGTACATATCGCTTTACAGAAAAGAACATTAATAAACAATTAAATAAAATACACTCAGATGTTGATGAGTGGATTGACTCACAAATAAATTCATAGGAAATCATATGGAACATATTTCAGAAACACTTAAAAAACCGTCTTTTAATACTCTTGCACTTCGTTTTCATATTAATGAACTAATGATGTTAAGAGATGATCTAGAAGATTGTATTAATAAAGCAAAAGACGTTAAAGAATTTAACACTATAAATGTTAAAAGTATCCATAAGCATATGATTGATCATCTAAGATTTCTAGATGAAAGATTAAGTAAAATGGAGAAGAATTATGAAAGATGAATCTGGATATAACTTTGACAAATTATGTGAACGATTGTTTCCAATATTTGACAATGCAATAGACACAGAACTAGAATACATCGTGCAAAGTAAAAATGTATCTAAAGATGCAGCAGTAAATGCACTAAAAGCATGGATTCTAAAGAGAAACAAGGAGAATTAACATGAATATATCACAAGCTATGAAATTTACTAAAATATTAGGGTACTTAACGATGACAGCTAATGGAATACTTAGGCTATCGTCTAGTATAGTAAGAAAGACATCTGATGCAATTACTGATACTAGAAGATATAAAGTAGAAATTCTTAATGACGATGGAGAAATAGTTAGTCAAGAAGAAAATCTAACTAATAAAGCAGTAAATAAGAAATTGGATTCAAGTAGTAATCTTGGATTAAAAACAGTAGTTGTAACAGAAATGAAATAATTACGTTATGTGGTTAAATGTAAACACCCAGAGTATTCTTATGTTATGGCATAAGAACTGTTCAGAGTAAACTGAACGTTTCCGAGAGATGACGATCTCAAAGACAGCACAAATCGGCTCTGGGTATTTACAAAACTAAATTAGGATAAAATAATGAAAATAACAAACTCACCTGATAAAAGACCTGCTATCGCTTTTGATAGCAAAGAAGAAGTTCAACGAATCATAGATTCATTAAGTGCTTTTAGATATAGTCACATTAGCCGTGAGAATCTAGAGCTTGATGAAATATATCGAAAACTAACTGATGAATATGAAAAAGTATTTGAAATGTTTAAAGGAGAAACATCATGACACAAAAACAAATTAAAAAAATATATAAAGATCAAGGCCTTCGCTTGGGCAGTGGCACAATGGAACTAATTCAAGAAGAAATATACTTATTAGTAAAAAGACAAGCAAAAAGAGCTAAAAGTGGATTAGGTACTTATAAAACCTTAACTCCATCATTGTTTCATATAGCCTTAGGAATAAATAACTGCAGCTATACATTGGGGAGAAAATGAGCATTAAAATAAATAAAATAAACTGGGCACAATTTGGACAACGTTCAATTAGTGTCAGACAAGATAGGGTTCCTGAGAATGGTGCATATGTAGAAATATTACAAAAGGATAAATATGATAACAGAATATATCCTCATAAATATTTCATTACACCTCAAACAGCACATGAACAAAAAATGTTTCACTGGGGCCCTGCCTATGTCTATCTATGTAATGATTTAGAGTCACAACACTCAAAAATATTACAAAACAAATAACTAATGGAGAAATAAAATGAGCACATTTATGATGCACTGTGGTGGACGAGCTGTCACACCAGCAGAACTACAGGCAATACCATTGCCAGAAAGAACTCAAACATATGAACCAGTACCATTTATAGACTTACTCACAAATACAAAAAAGATTTGTGATGATCTATTAGGCATGGAATATGTTGGAGAAAAACTAGCAGTATCAGGAAAAGATCAACGATTCTTTGGACTGCTGCAGTACCGTGATAATATAGAAGATAAAATTGGACATGCTATTGGTATTCGTAGTAGCTACGATAAAAGTATGTCTAATGGATTTTGTTCAGGTGCTACAATATTCGTATGTGATAATATGGCTTTTACAGGCGATGTTACTTACATGAGAAAACATACAAAAAATGTATGGAACGACTTAGAAGAAAAGCTTGTAAGCGTAATCTATAACACTAAAAATAAATTCATTAGAATTGTAGAAGATGCTTATAAAATGGCAGATACAAAGATAGATACTAATGATGCTTATAGTTTTATAGGTAGAGCGATTGGCCATAAAGTATTACAAGCTAGACAAGCACAAAATGCCTTTAAACATTGGAACAATGCACCTTATGATGACTTTAAAAGTAAGAACGTATGGTCATTATATAATGCTTGTACTGAAGCGTTAAAGAGCACAACACCAAATAAGATACTAGAACGTCATATAGATTTACATGATCGTACAATATCGGATTTTGGATTAAGCTAAAATGAATTTTGTAAGTATTAGTTAGAACCTACAGGTGCACCACAAAAGCTGTAACAATAAATGCAGGGGCTACAGCAATACTTACAAAAAATTAAAATCGGAAGTAGTGTTATTGGACTCCTTTTGTCAGTGTCATGTAAAGTAAGGAACTCCGCAGTACCTTATTCAATCACTTTAACACTGCTTCCTTAATTTTTAATAATAATAGGAGATAATAATGCCACCAAGAAAAAACAAATCAAATAACTTTAGAGGTAAGGAAGATATATTCTTTACAAAAGTAAAAAATGGATTAAAGAAATTTCTAGAATCACCATTTAAATAATATAAAAAGGAATAAAAATAATGAATAAGTTTTATAAAACTTTGCGAAATGAACCATATAAAGCATTTGTAGAAACCAAAGGCAATGGAAATTTCAAAGCAGATTATCTATCGTGGGCTGTAGTTCATGATATTGTAAAAAAATCTTTTCAATATGTAGAATACAAGGTACATGAATATCAAAATATTGATGAAAATGGTCGTCAATGGACATCAAGGTATATGCTTGATCCAGATACAAAAACAGCAATGGTTGTAGTTACTGTAAAAGTTACAGATAAAGAAGGAGACGAACATAAACATGAGGAGTGTTTAGCAATACGTAATTTTCAAATGCAAGCTGCAAAAAAGCCAGATATGGTACAAGTTGAAAATACTATTAGAAGATGCATTGCAAAAGCAGGCAGTATGTTAACTGGATTAGGTATAGAACTATGGTTTAACGAAGACCTAAAAGGCCTTGACTATGATCCTAATAATCCTGATAGTGCTAAAATCCCTAATTATGAAACTTTAGCTGCAAATACATCAGGTACTGTAAAAACTGTACCAG